GGAAAATATTCAGGAAACATTGAACGTAATATATATCCATAAGTTAATAACCCGCTCACGTTAATAACTAATCCCATTTGTTTCATCAATAGGATATATTCAAAAAATTTTTTATAATAAAAATTATATTTATCTATACCATAATTAACTGATTCATATAGTACACTATTGAACCTATTTAATTGATCTAGAGCATTCATGGGATCTGACTCGCTCCATCGTGGTATTTCATTCATAACATTCTCATCTAATTGTGCATAAACAATATTGTCTTTTGCAACAAATTTTCTTTTAAGAAAAACAATATGACCCATATTATAATAGGGTTTATCTAAAGCTGCTTTATCAGGTGTAGTGTAAGTTATTCCAATTGTTTTCATTAACTCACAATATGTGAACATATTCAAACGATCTTCAACTAATTCGCTTACACAAACTAAGTTATCATCACCATAAAAAGCAGCTTCAACATTATCATGAAATGACTCAAGTGTTTTATCCACCAACATATAATACGCATATCGTAATAAAAACATATTAAACAAACAATTTACATTGGTAGTAACAGCTACTCCAGACATATTACCTTGCAATCGAATAAATATCATATCTTCTAAAATATGAATATTATTTAAAAAAGTAGCGAATAACACTTTTCTTATAATTGAATCTTCATGATCAGGACCTGTGCCATAAAAATCATTAATCACATCACATATATCCATCATTATTGGTTGAGACATTACAGCATCATAATTAGAATAATCACCATTAAGAAAATGTTTACCAACTCGCATTAAACGACGTAATAATCTTGTCCAATCACTACTATTCGGATTTATACCAACTGATATTTCTCCGTTCACATAAGTACTTTGACAATGCATCAAAAACCAACCAAAGTATTTACGCATTAATAAAGATAAACAAACAGGCCCAACTTGAAAAACACGAGTTTTACCTGCTTTTACTTTTTCAATAGGACGAGTTTCATCTTTTAAAGTATCAACGAAAAACGTTTCTATGATTAAACCTTTACGCGCAAATTCCTCTCGCATTTTAACTTTATCCATTAAATCTTCAGTCATATATAATTTACCATCTTCCACAAATATCCAATCACGCTTACCTCCTTTTGGGGAATTTAACGTATAAGGATATCCTGCACTAGTTGTAATATCAATACGATTTAAATTATTCACTCCATTAAGCATTTCGTCATCAGTCAAAATACGTGGATTATGTAAGTAAGGACTATCCCAATCCATTATACTAGTTAACATATGATCGCAAATTGCCTTACGTATATGTGGTCGTATTGGTTTAGTAGTACTAGTCATTTTAGACAAACCCAAGATCATAGGACTAAAAGTCACATCATCAACTTTAAACGGTCTAAGTTTTGCTGGCTCAAATTGATGAGGTCCAAAATCTTGCTCCATAATATCAAAAACTACTGATTTACTGATCTTGGTCTTACTAGGCATTGTTAATTTAACCTTCTTACCATTATATATTGGTACTGTACCCATAACTGGAAACATTTCTTCAATATGTGGTAGTAATGAACTAGTGCACTCATCTTTATCTAAGCACTCAATATTGTTCATAGCAATAAAACGATCACATCGTTTATAAACTTCAAGAATATCTTCCTGATACACTGGACAAGCCAACCCACATGATCCATCCAAAGTTCCGGCAACATGAAGACCCATAATCTTACGAGCATTCTGTTTTTCATCACTATTAATAAAAAGCATACCACAATCACCAACAGCAACACCACTAGATAAAAATTCATAACCAGTAGGTACCACAATTTTATGCATCGGTAAAAATTTTCCAAGCCATGGAACTTCCATTCTATCTTGTTTATATTCACGCGATGCTAACTTAACATTAGATGCTGAAATAGTATGCATATCATGATCCATACGTTTACCATATAAATAAGATCCGTATAAATTAGGTTCATCTGTTGTCTTAACAAAGAATTTATCCAATTTAGGCAATGCACATATATTTTTACATTGTATAAAAGCAATATCAGCTAAATGAGAATAGTCCAAATCAATAAATTTAATGTCATCATAATGGACATAATATTCTTGATTTTTAGTAAATGCAATTTTAATATACATAGAATCATCACCATATATTTCATGCATTTCTTTCAATCTAAACGTAAAATGTTTTGGTAAGACAAAAATATCACCACCAATTCCTAACATACTACCAAGTATAGATATATCATGATAAGTATCACCCATTTTTCGCGATAACCAAAAATTACATATATTTTTAGATATTTTAATTTCAACATCGCGATTCTGCTGATTATATTGCTGTGCTACAAAAGTTCTTTTAACTTGTTGTTTAGAACGTAATACATTACCTTCAGCAGATGTAGCAAACATGGAATCACTTTTCATATAATTATAAAGAGCAAACACCAATACTGGCACAACGGCCGTTAAAAGTGATATAGCGCAACCAATAGGTGATTTCAAAAAAGTGCAGAGTGCATCTCTAAATGCTTTAATATTGACTTTAACCATTTCACCAAAAGATTGCCATTTTGTTTGTTCTTCAATTATTACGTGAGGACAATCTAATTGCAAAATCATACGTATATTATTACGTTCATCTTCTGATAACATGGTAGACTCATCATATACTTGTTTACAAGCTCCACAAGTCCAGTCATGTCTTTGAACAGTTTGTAAAACTTCATCCCATTTACGGGTATCAGGATTAGGTGTACTCCACATATTATTCCACATCTTACGTAAAGTTCCACGTTCATAAACTTGATCATCATCACGTATATCTTCATTACCTTGAGATACCCACATATTTTCAAAATGTTCGAATAACTTTCCTTTAAACACATTTTGTTGTTTTTCATAATTTTTAAAAGCTCGAACAATCATCTTAATTGCATCTTCAAAATATACAGTCTTCATAAGCTCACCACCGGAAACATCCATAAAATCTATATAGTAAGCATCATATGGAAAAATGTCACCTATCATTTTAACTTTAGCTTCACGAGCTAAATCAAAAGCATCATAATTAATACCACCAACGACATTAGCATAATTTTTATTCAAACGTAAACGAATATTTAAATTACGTCTATTAAAAATATGTTTTCCATTAGATAAGCATTTATCTGATATAAATGATTGTCCAACAATATCAGCCTGAGCATTACTTATAACTAAACGTGAATCAAAATATATAGAATGTTTTTCTTCAAACGCCATATTTAATGGATATAAATTATCGTCAACAACATTTGTTAATTCTTCTATACCATCATTTACACGTTTAGAATCAGTAAAAACTTGAAATAAGTCATTATACCATAAAACAGGTTGACCCACGTATTTTTCCCAATATTCAGCTCCACAATTACGAAAATAAGTATAATTCGAGAAATCTTCATAAGATTCTATAAAATTACACTC